GGCTACTGTTTCGGAAGCTAGAGATTATCTTAAAGACTACTTTAAGAACATAGGTAAACCAGAGCTTAGTAAAAATTTATCAAGTATTTCAGACAATGATATTCCTTTGACGGCTGCTTGGTTATGTCGTATGATTTCTCGTGGTTATAAGCCATCAGGAACTACTATGCAATTCATTAGTAGTAAAATTATAAATATGTTTGAAAAAACTAAGCAAGATTTAGTAAACGAAGACGATTCTAAACCCGTAATTTCTATTCAAGATCGTATGCGCGAAAAGACGCATGAAATTCTAGGCGAGATTGAAGGATTGATAGACGACTATATTCATAAGAACGAAGAGTTCTCTTTATATACTTGGTTGCAGTCGAATAACATTCCTGCTGCTTATGCTACTTCTATAATAGCCAAGCTGGCTCCAGTCTTAGATGAATTGATTGAGGCATATGATGGTTCCGATCCTCAACTAAAAGAAGGTTATAACTCTTACAAAAAAAGTGAGATTAAAAGACTAATTGACTTTTATAATACAATGTGTGAGGATGCATCAAAATATGCGAATGTTACGAAGAAGACTAGAGCACCTCGCAAACCACGAGTGCAGTCTGTCGAGAAGAAACTCAAGTCGTTCAAATATCAGAAAGAAGATAATACGTTTAAAATTGCATCGGTTAATCCTGAGAAGATCATTGGTGCGCAAGAACTTTGGACGTTCAATACGAAGTATAAGACACTCTCGGTATTTCGAGCGCTTGACCGTGGAGGTCTTGATGTTAAGGGGACTTCAATCATTAAATATAGTGAAGAGACGTCCTTTACAATGCGAACTGGTCGTAAGCCAACCGAAACGATTAAAAAAGTCATCGAGGGTGGTAAACTTATTCTTCGAAAGATTGATCAAGAACTCAAGAACCATGCGCCGTTACAGTCGCGCATTAACGAAAACACGATATTACTGAGAGTAGTAACATGATGGAGCTGAAAGATCAAAGTGCACTCGATATTAACATGTTAATAAAGTATGTTATGTGGTCTAAAGATAAGATTGCTGGTGGTGTAAGTAAAGAGCACGCTATAGAGGCTCTTTCTAGATTAGTAGACTATGATATTAATTTAATGAAGTCTATCTCCGGTGTTGAAAATAAGGAATCAGATAATGGATAAGTATTTTTGTATTCTTCTTGTAATCACAGGGACTATCATTGGAGGTCTTGCCGCCGAAGCAGAAGAGAAACCAGAATTTAAATGCTATGCGAATAAAGAGTTCATGAAGTATATTGATGACAATCATCTTGTTACTGTATATGGTGGAGAAACCACTACGGGTAAAACTCAGGAGTTGATGATTTCTAACGATCGTAAAGCGTATACTGTTGAATATGTTAGACCGAAAGAAGGAGCAACAGCAGCTGATAAGTATTGTGTTACTAGTGTCGTTCATGATGTTACGTTTAATGATTCTGCTATTGAGTTTCTATCTAAATTGTTAGATAAAGTGAGAGGACAAAAAGTATGAGCAGTTTAATTGGAATTAATGGAGACCTTATTAATAAAACAAAAACGCCTATTGTTGACTTCCGTATTGTAGTTTTTCCTAAAATGATGGTGCATCCTCAGACAAAAGAAATGGTAATGGTTCCGATGCAGGACTTTCAGTTTCAACGTCAGGGTTCTGATGAATGGTTTTCAACTCCTATGGAACAAATGGAAAAACATGAATTCAATCCAGAAGATAAAACTAAGCCAATAGAAGGATTGTAAGATGCGATATCTTATTTTTGTATTAACATTGGTGTGTCTTTGTCTCGGTTTGGCTAGTTGTTCGGAACTTAAATACGCAGAATGTATCGCCAGAGACAATACGCGAAATCCGTGCAATTAACGGTTCGGCGGATCATCGTGGAGTTTCTGCACCACAGATGGAAGAATTTGAGAATCAGGTAGAATAAATAGAATTGCCAAGGTCGTTGAGAGACGAAGAATAAGCAAACAGGACGGGAGTGCGAATCTCCCCACCTCCACCATAGATACATCAATAGAAATTGATTCTATGATTAATTGTTATAGAACTATCATAGCGTTAGACGGTGTATCTTTGATGGGGGTGTACTAGGAATCGACTGGTGTAGTAAAGTCGTTTTGAGATCAAGGTAATTATAAATGGCGCAAACGATAATGCTCCATTTGAAATGGCTCTAGTAGCTTAATTTCATTGGGTTTGTAAGTTTTCCTCGAAACAGAAAAACTTACACTTATCAAAGTGCCAACGGCGCATGACTACATTATTACCCACTTTACCGCAATGAGGACACATAGATTTACCGAACATTCCAGTTTGATTTTTCTTTTGTTCTGCAACAGCGACAGAGCCGTTTCTTTTACCAGTAGCTGCTCCTGCTTTTTTACGGTTTTCTAACCACTGTTCTTCAGTGAGGGCAAATATACCAGTTTTGTTTCTATACGCTCTTTTGCCGTTTTCTACTTCAGCGAGTCGACTTGCTTCTTGTTTATCTATTCTACCGGAAAGACCTAACCAAGCTGCTCGATCGTATTCGTTACCATAAGTTTCGTAAAGAATACGATGTGCTTCGGCATGTTCTTCGATAGTTAATCGAACAAGATTAGATGGATCGTCCGTTCCGCCCATGTGTTTTGGGATAATATGATGAGTGTGATAAATAATCATGCTGGATACCTCCTAATTAGGTTCTAGAGTGGATAGATGCTCGTAACATCGTGATCCACATTTATTTAGTTGATTATTCTTTTTAACTAGGTTATAATATATAAAATTGACCTCTTAGTTCAGCTGGATAGAACATCGGATTTCTACTCCGAATGTCGGGGGTTCGAATCCCTCAGAGGTCTCCAAAATCGCCAATAAATAACAGGTCTTCCCTAAAGAACTGGAGAACTAAATGTCAAGACATAACCATTGGCTTTGGAATAGTTCTTTCGTTAATGCAATTCATCAAACTCTACTACGATTAACTTCTTGGATCTGGAAAAAACAGAACCATAACCACTAAGGATATATTATGTACCGATTGTTGATTGCGGTCGCTGTAGCCATTCTATCGACTTCAGCGTTAGCAGATTATCATGTTGTTGTTTCAAAACGTCACCAATCAATGAGTATCTATGAGGACGGAGAACTTCTAGATGTTTGGCCAGTCTCTACTGCTCGTAGAGGTTATTATACGCCAACAGGAACTTTTCATCCTTATTCTTATCAACCCATACACTATAGTAAGAAGTATGATAATGCTCCGATGCCTCATTCTATTTTTTTCAGCGGAGGTTATGCTATTCATGCTACTCCGCACGTTGGGAACCTTGGTCGACCTGCCTCTCACGGATGCGTTCGGCTTAGTCCTTCTAATGCTTCTACTCTTTATAATATGACGAAAGGTGTATCTACTACAATCTCTATTAAGGAATAGTCATATGGAACAAAATAAAGAGTCTTATTCTTTTTCTCATGCAACTACTATATTATGGTCATTACAGCAAGAATTAAACAGACATAAGGCTCGCAGGTTTAATGATAGTCATGTAGAAGAATACCTTACTCGTCGTATCGCCGAACTAAAGGAACACGAAAAAAAATGCTTAAAAATTCAAGCTTCGTAGAAGAAATCGAGAAACTCTGTAGAACCAAGAATATAGAATACATTGATGCTGTGGTTTTCTGGTGTGAAAAGAATAAATTAGAGATCGAGACAGCTGCATACTGGATTAAAAAAGATCCAGTAATGAAATCTAAGATACAGCTTGAGGCTGAAAATCTGAATGTTCTAAAGCGTGGAGCAAGACTTCCTGTATAAATAGATGGTTAACCGTTGTTGGAGGCAAATATGCACATTAAAACAATTGGTAAACCAGCGCATGTATCTATGGCCGTTATTAAAAAAGCGGCATATTTTTATGGGAAATACCTTATTGGCGGCGGAAAGCTATTCAATAATATCCATGTGACAATACAATTTGAAAAATTCAGCACTGCAGACGGTGATTACGCATACTGCGATTGGACCGACGATAATAATTGTAGAGAATTTACAATAGGAATGGATAGATCCTTGAGTAAAAAAGAAACTCTACTCGCCCTCGCGCACGAGATGGTGCATCTTAAACAATATGCAAAAGGTGAAATGAAAGACATCTGGAAACCAGTCCGGATGGTACGCTGGCAAGGCGAGCGTTATTTACACGAAGAAATGGATTATTGGGAGCAACCTTGGGAGATCGAGGCATACGGTCGCGAAAAAGGTCTATATTTTAAATTCTTAAATTATTTACGAGAAGGTGAACCAGAAATAAAATGTCCTCGGCATTCGAAGCGTATAAAGATTATGTCGCCATCAAAAATCACTTCTCAAAGGCAGATTACGATTACATCAAATATAACGGAAAAACAGGATTAAAGTTATCCTCGTTTCAAAACCGTAAAGATAAAATATTTTTCGAGAAACTTGCGAAGCGTTCTGATTATCATGACTTTCTAATAGCTAATATTTCAGAGAATCATAGGCTCTGGATAAAAGATCTAGCATATTCAGATGAAGCTGAGAAAAGATTTCTTAGTTGGAAGAAACGTAATCAGGCTCTTACTTATAATTTCAAAAACGATTTCAAAAAAATTATGGATGAACCGAAAGGTCATCAACATCCTCCAGCATTAAGATTATATCTTGGAGGAGAGATTAGTTTAGAGTCTCTTTGTATATTTGTATCTATGACTAATGCTGTGGGTCAATGGGACTCTAAACTAGAATACGATCCTATCTGGGAAGATACTAGATTAAAGGTCGTAAAATATACCCCGTTTGTTAAATTTGATAGATCTAAAATAAAAGAAGTAATGCTTGACATTATGAGCGATATGGGGTATACTAAATAATGATGGCGATACAAATGCCATTCATACATTGTTATACATCGTAATACAGGAGAATATATATGGTAGATTTTAAGTCCCTCAAGGCAGCATCAGGTAAGAAGTCACTTCAGTCCCTTACTGCAGAACTCACTAAAAGT